TCTAATAGTATCTGCTTCTACACGCCCGCTTGGAGCAGGTTCTGCAGGTGTCTCTGGCTCTTCTTCTGGTTCTGCAGGTGTCTCTGGCTCAGGTGTCTCTGGCTCAGGTGGGGTTGGATCGGTAGGTTCTGGAGGTGTTTCTGGCTCAGGTGTTTCTGGCTCAGGTGGGGTTGGATCGGTAGGTTCTGGAGGTGTTTGCTCTGGTGCACTATCATCCTCAGGTGCTTTAAGTTTTTCAATAGCACTACGTGTTTCTGGACCTACTATACCATCAACTGCAATACCTTGTGATTGTTGTAATGTTCTTACAGCTTGTTCAGTTTTAGGTCCAAAGATACCATCCTGTTCACTTTCTGGCATACCTAATCTACGTTGTAGTTCTTTAACACCTTCGCCTCTACTACCTCTACGTAGTAAACCTTGATCATAACTTGCGCCAGTTACCGGACGTGGATTTTGTGAAGGTGCAGCAGGTGCGGCAGCGGCGGTTGCGCCTCCTGGTCTTGCAGTTGGATCATTGCCAAAATTTTCGCCTGGTCCATAAGGAACACGTTGTCCATTTTCAATTCTACCTTTGATAGTAGCAGGATTCCATCTACCTAAAAATCCTTCTCCGGTTGGATTACCGTTCCATCTTACAATACCATCTGCACTTCTAAAATATAAATTTCCGTCAGTATGTACCATAACAGGATTCATGCCGCCGATACCGCCATAATGGGTAGGTACAAAATTTGTCGGTGCTGCTTCTTTGATTACTTTAACTTCAGATATTTTCATATTATGCTCCTACTGGACTTTTTGCATTCTCAGCATCGCCAATGTCTTTGCTTTCACCTGCAGGCGCTTCGCCAACATAATCGTTGTCTCTTTCTTTACGTGCTGTTTCTAATTCTTTTAGCAAGTTCATTACTCTAGCACCGCCTGCGTCTTCCTGAGCAGTTTCGCCACCTAATTCTTCAACTGTTAGTTTTGATACATATTCTTCTTTTGAATCTTCTTGCTGATATAGTTCTTGTGGTTCGTTTGGATTACGTACGATAATATGACTTTGCGGTACACTGCACACGCTGCCTAAATATTCTTGCAAAACTTGTACAGTTGTTGGATATGTCAATTCAACTTCATAATAGTGTACTTCACAATTTTCTAATTGTGGAAAATCTAAAGGACGCTCTTGGATTGGTGTTTTTTTACCTGCTGACATTTTGGTAATGCCAAACTTTTGCAATCCTGTTTCTAGCATGTCCTCGCAACCGTCAGGTTGTTCACCTGCGATGCCAATTTTAAATTCATATGTTTTCTTTGATTCTGTTAAATAATCAGCAAAATTTTTCATCGATATATCCTAAACTATAATACTATTTATCTTTATCTATACCTTTTAGACGCTCTAATAGACTGTTACGATCTGTAACAACATATCCTTCTCCTGGAATCATATCCCCGTCTCCTGGTCCGTTGTCTCTATCCATTTTTTCTTTTTTAAGTTGTAGCTCTACCATTTTTAGTTTTTTATCTAGTTTAGCAACTTTGGCATCCAAACTGGTTTTGAGCATTGTGCCAGCTACTTCAAATACTCTACCACTGTAACGACTTTCTACGTTCATGCCCAAGTCCATCAAGTCATCGTATGCAGTCATTGCTTTGTCAGCAACTTCATTTAGTTCTTTGTCTGCCATATCACCTAAGCCTTTTACAGCAGGTAACGCACTGGCTATTTTGTCAAACTCGGCAATGTCTCTAAATGTATCTTCATGCTCTACCACCGGAGCTCGTTCTTCCTGATCTTTAAGATCAGCATTGTCTGGCAAATTTAACATGTCTTCTAATTTTTTAGTCATAATACTATTCCATTATATGCTAACTTTATTTACCCCAGTTTTTATTGGTGTTCATATAAGCGGTTATAGTTGCACGCCAATTGTTACCACTTTCGTAACTATGCCAGGTTTCGTTGTTATTTCCAGCAAAAATTAAACATCTTCCAGGCTTCCAAGGTATTTCAAGTTTATCTTTATTATTCATATCTGACATTACATATGTTCCGATGCTTTTTAAAGGACCTATATATGTAACAAAAGTCCATATTTTTGTTTCATCATCGCAGTGAGGTTGAAATTTATATCCTGCAGGATTTATTGCTAAATGACCTAATGCATGTAATTTTTTATATTGTCTGGGAGATTTATAATTTAATTCTTTTATTACATCAGGCATTTTGTCAATTGCTGTTTGTAAAATATTTTTATATGGTTCTTCGATTGTATCAGTAGTATAATGAAACTTAGAATTTTTTTCTTGTATATGTTTTTGTGCAATATAAGAAAGTTTTGCTACATCTTGCTTTTCAATAAAATTATCAACAACCCAGTGTTTCCACGGAAATGTTTGTTCAAAAATTTTCATTTTCTTTTACCTTGGTGGAAAATATCTCCTTCGTTTACAACTCTAAATGTCATGCCTTTTTGTTTACAATAGGCTCTAGCTGCTGTCCACTTAGCTTGATTTACAACGTAGTGTGCTTTATTTGCTCTACTATTTCCTAATTGATTTTTAAATGTATGATTAGCAGGTTTAACTTCAATAAGTTCTACATGCTGATTTCCTGTTTTATCATTATATACAATAAAGAAGTCAGGAACATATATTGTATATTTTCCTGTGAAAGGATTTCTGTATGGTATACGTATTGCTTCACTTGCCCATTTTGTAATATTATCATTTTGATCGCACATGCGCATGAATGCAAATTCCCAACTGCTACGATACGTAGGAGTACGACCGCCAATATACTTGTCAGGGTTTTTGAGAGTAAATTTGCCTTGGGCAAAACGTCCCATTACAATCTCACATTTCTGTTTTCAGTAGTTTCTATATTGTAATTGTTTTTATAACCTAATGCACTAATTCTACTTCTGTTATTGTTTAAAATAGCACTGACTAATCTACTCAGTTGTACTTCGTCTAAACCTTCTAGCGTATCAATCAAATCAAATACTTTTTTATTTTCTGCTTTTGCTTGTTGCAAAATTACCGTTGCAACTGAAATTGCAGCATCTTTTGTGAATTTTCTTTTTGTAAAAAATCCAACAACAGTATCGACTTCATTGCTAGTCAAACTGATTTGTTTAGTAAAATACCTGTCAAACAGTTGTCTTACTTCTTTACCGCTGTCTTGTTTTTGTGCTTTTTCTTCTTCTGCATAACTGCTCATTACAAGATTCCTATTTCATTCAAACGAGCAACAAAACCTTCTGTACTAGATTCTGTTACTGCTGCTTGTTCAATTTGCGATTTTACATTAGGCGATAAAGTGTCATAAAATTGTTTTGATTCTTGTATATTTCTACCTGTATAAGTTGATAGTTGAGTTGTAGTACGGCCTCTTGCAAAATCTGATAATCGTTGTTGATTACTACTTACTTCTCTATTAAATTGCTGATTACTTATGTTAGAACTTACAAAAGTACTAACTGGTTGTGCATTTGTAAAATTGTTTTCATTTGCTCTACTAGGAAAAAAGTTAGTAGTATTGTTTGGAGATAATATAGTTTGTCCAATAGGTTGTGTATTTGTAGGAAGTTGTGATTCACGTTGTTGTGAATTAAAGTCGGTAAGAGTTATTAAATTAGATAACAAATCTGTAAATACTTCTCCCCAGAATGTATTGTCATTTGTGTCTTTTGCAATAGTGCTAGTGCTTACACTTTCATAAGGACTAGGCATAGTATCGTAATGACTAATATCTCCAAAACTTTGTATTTTTTCTGGACTTGTAATTTCTCTATCATACAGTACACTTTCGTAGGCAATACGCATTGAATTACGCATTACACCTGATGCATCTGCTTGATCAACTCTATCATGTTGCCATTCTGTGATAATTGGGTTTACCAATGTAAAACTTGTAAATGTGCTTTCTTTATTTTGAGGATGCAACTGATGAATTGTAATACTATTAAAGAATGGAATGTCTGTAGGACGTCTTCTATTAAATCCATGTCTGTAAGTATTTGCAACATCTGTATCATATAGTTTTGTCTGATATGCTCTAGGTCTGCTGCTTTGATCTGTGTAGTTGCCGTCTTGATAATAATATCTATAATACGCTTCCCACAATAAACTTGTAAGTCCTGCATTGTCATCGTGGAAGTCAATGCTAACTTCGTTGTATGTAATTTGTGTTTGTACTACTTTTTTTCTGTTGTATTGATTTAAAGTTTCTGTTTGAATACTGTATCTAGGCAAATCAGCTGCATTTGCTAATAAATTAAATTCACGTTTATTTAAAAGACTGAATACACTATTTCCTAAAACACTAAGTGCAGTAGTGTTTACATCAATAACAACATGATAAAGGAATTTAGTTTTTGGTGCTAACCTAAAATTATTGCGTCTATACAAAGCGGATGCATGAGCAAAATCTCCCATTATGCCCTTGCCGCTATCTAAACTACTAAAGTTATCATAAAAACTATTATTTGACATATAGTATTTATCTTTAAATATATGTGCGTATATAAAGAAAAAAGGAGCCTCACGACTCCTTTAATTGATGCAATCTCATTTAAGTATTAAAGAGCTGCGCCGCCTGTAGCACCTGTGCCTGTTTCACTGTTTCTATCTTGGAAGTTATTAGGTGTACCTACGCCGATGTTTAATTGCACAGCATTATCATATGTGATACTCAACGCAACTGTCATTGCGTCATTTGTGCCATATGCCATGCTACCATAATCAACACTATTTAAATAGCACCCATATAATTCCCAGGTTTCTAGTACTTGTGGAGTATTTGCTCCATTACCACCGTCTAAGACTTCAATACGTTGTGTAAATTTATAGTCTTGACCAGTAGCAGCACTCGCTTGTTCAAAAAAGTCAAATTGTTTCTGTAGTTGTTCGCCAACTAATTTTTGTACGTTACCATTGATATCATCACGTAAATTTACAGTAACAGGCTGCCATGTATGCTTACCTGCCATCATAATTTTACTGTTGTAAACATCTAATTGGATTGGATCAAATTGGATATTTGGTCTAGTTGCATCGATAACTTGTTTTGTTAGTTCTGTTGTGTTTCCTGTAATACCAAAGTTTTCAAGTGTCACTCTAAAGCGATACTGTAATTTTGGCATAAGCAAACCTTGACTACTGCTAGTAGTATCGTTTGCTAATGGAACTGTTAAATTCAATAGAGTTGAGATTGCCATCTAATTGTTTCTCCTTATACACAAGTATTTATCATTTGTAGGGGGTTTTATTTTTACCCCCTACTTTATGATATTAAAGACCTGCGATCTCTCCTGTGTTTTTGATACGTAGCGGAATGTAAATAAATTCTACTGCTTTTACTGGTTCAATAGCAATATCTACATACAGCTCATTTCTGTCAATTCTTGCAGGAGTATTGTTTGTTTCGTCACATACTACCAAGAAGTCAAATAGTGCTCTTAGTCCTACAAGTTCAACTAGCAAACTTTCTACCTGTTGTTTGATTTCATCACGTGTGATTTTATCATTTGGTTCAAACAAGTATGGTTTTGCTAATGTGTTTAGCTGACTGCGTAAGAAAACAACAAGTCTTGCAACATTGATTCTATCCAATGCACTTGCATTTCTTGCACGAGTCTTCTGTCCAAACACAACTAACCCTGCTCCTGTTAGGAACGTAATTGGGTTGACGTTGTTTGAGTACAATGTATCTCTTACACCTTCATTCAGTGCTGTTGCAACAAATTCGCCTTCGCCATTGATATAACCTGTTGATGTAGCGTTGGTTACGCCACCACGTCTTGTACCTGCTGGTGCAAACCATGGATAAGCAACTTGGTCGTTCAATGCAAATGTACGTAGTACCATGTGTGAACTTGGAACAACAATGTTGTTGCCTGAATTATCACTTGTAAATCCACTTGGATAGTAAACACCTAGATATTCATCTCTGCTTACCAGTCCGTTGTCATTATCTTCAACAACTGTGTTTACATTGGTTGCCCATTCATTCAAGCTGGTTGCATCACTTGTTAAACGCATTGGTGAATCACCAATAACAAATGCTGTCAAGCCTCTGTCATAGTTTAGTGTGATCATTTCACCAATTAGTTCTGGATAACCTGGAGTTGCAATCAAGTTAAAGATACGTGATTCGTCATCACGGATATCTTGGTTTTCATTTAACAATGCTTGTAGTTTTTGTACTACTACTTTACGCTGTGCTTTACGTCCAAAGCTACCCGAACCATCTACTTCATTAGCTGATTCAGTTACCCAACGGTGTGGATAATAAGCTGCCATTGAATTACCGTCATCGCTTCCTCTGCCGTTTTCAGCAGCTAAATCAATGTAGTTACGTTCAAAACGCTTTACGTTGAATCCGCTTCTACGTAAGTTCCATAGCAACATGCCTTTTGGATACAGTGCTGGATCTGGAGCATCTGGATCTAAGTAATCACTTACTAGTAAGTCTGCAATATCTCCTGCTGTTCCGCTGTTTGCACCTGCTGTGTTGTAACGTGCATCTGCAAAAATTACACCGTTTTCAGTAGTTTGATCTGTTTTATCAATTTCTACCCATGTGCTTAGTGTAGCGTTATACTTGTAAATTGTTGGGAAGTTTTCTAAGTCTGCTGTACTTACCCAAATATCACCAGTTACCAATGCTGCGCCGCCTGATTGTGTTTCTGGTTCACTTGCACTTACAATTGGACCTTCAGGATCTGTGTCTGGATATTCATTTGCATATCCTTTCCATTCATCTCCGTTATGTACCATGATATCAATTTCATCAATTACACTGCTATACCACAATGCGCCGTCTGCTGCTAGTGCAGTAGGTGCTTCGTCGCTTGCTGTATATGTTAGTTCTTTCCAAAGACTTGCTACGTAGCTGTTTGCAGCACCTGTTGGATCATCATACAAGTTTGCAGTGCCCGAAGAATCTGAATAATCCCACGCTGGGAAAGCTGAAACAAATCTTGTGTTTGTGTCAACAATTCTAATTTCACCGCCTGTTGCATGTGTGACAACAACTTTGTTACCTGCAATTACACTTGCACTTACATTTGCTAAACCTGCTGCGTTGATTGCGCCTGCTAAGTCGTCTGCGTCAGTTGTTGCACCTGTAGCAGTAAATGCTACAGTAACAGGTGTACTCATTGCTGCACTGCCTTTTGTGCTTTCACTAATTGTAAAACTACCATCGCCTGCAACAAATGTACTTGCTGTAATAGCTGCACTTGTAATTGTTGTAGCACCTGCTGCATTACGTTTAAAGATTGTAAAGTCAGCTAAGTTTGTTGCATTTTCTGTTGTGTTTGTTTGAACATAAAGATCAGTAGTTGCAAGATTTGCGCCTGCGCCTGATAAGTCCATGTTGTAAATTGCAGCATGATTTGATGCATAAATCGGAGCACTTGATGTATCCCATAATTCAGTGTCTGCATTCCAAACTTTTACGCTCCAATTAGCACCTGCATTTGGAGTAGTTGTTTTAATCCAAATACTACCGCTTGGACGATTTTCGTCTGCTGTTTTGTATGCTGGTACACTTGTATGCGCACTTGCTTGTAATTTTGGAGCAACATAATCAACTGCACCTGTAAGTCCAGCAGCAGTCAATACGCTGCCTGTACCTGCAAATTCAAATCCATCATGTGAAGATCCGTCATTATAAAATACAACTCTGTTGTTTTCTACATTACAACGTATACCTGTACCTGCTAATGCTGTATTAAAATCAGCTGCAAACTGTGCTGCTGTATTTGCAGTTAGTGGAAAAGTTGCGATTAGTGTAGTTCCATCAGTTTCGTTTACTGTAAGAGTATCACCTGGAGTAAATGGAGTACCGCTAACATCAGCTGTACCAGTTACACTTGCCCAACTTGCTTTCCAGTCTGCACTACCTACTGTTACCCATGTGCCTGCTGCAATCAAGCCATTGCCTGGTGATTTATAATACAATGTAGGAACTGTTGTAAGGACCACTAGAGCGTAATCGCCTACAGCACCAACACTTGCTTTTGGTGTATAATCGCCGCCGCCAACAACTTTAGTTGAATCTGTAATAACTATAGGTGTTTTATTTGTAAAACTTTGTCCTGTAGTGTTTGTTAAAGAGACAGCACTACCGTCCCACTCAAAAATTCCGTATCTGCTATTTGCAGTATCTAACCAATATGTTCCATCTGCAGGATTAGCAGTTGTAGCTGTTGCACTTGCATTCAGTGCAGCTAAGTCAATGTCTGCACGTACAACATATGCTCTGTTGCTTACACCCAAATATGAGTATGCCGCTTGCAAACCATATTCGTTCTGCTCTCCGCCGTGGATTGGATTGTTATTATTATCTACATAAAATGTCGGATCACCAAATGTATCTACTAGTTCACGCTGAGAAGTAAGTAGGTATGGTCTTCCGGCATTTGCTTTTGTGGTACCCGGAGCAATTCCTGTTCCTGCACCATTTAGTTTATTTTCGCCAGTAGCGACAAATATAATAGGTACTGTACCTGGTTCAGCCGGAGTATAGAAACTCTCGTCAATTACCTGGACATCTACACCTGGTGATACTAATGCCATTTTGTTGTTCTCCTAAACAATGTTATTATAGTATTATTTAGCAGATCTAGGGTAAAATAGCGGTTTTGAGGGGTTATCTACGTATTTAATTGCCCTTTATACAGTTCATCGACCCAAAACTCTAAGTCGTTGAGTGTACCATTATTGTCAATATAAAAGTCGGCCATGTAAGGTTCTAGTGTCATACTATCTGTAGATTCTTTAGGCAAGTAGTCACTTCTGTCAACCCAAATAGCATAATCAAAAACATTTATGTTACGCATAGCAAAGTATTCACGCTTGTTTCGTAGTCCACAATAAATGTCATGTTCTGCAAAAATAGCTCTTCCTAATGTAGCAGCATCATGTGCATTCATATCACTTATAGCATTGTACCATTCAGTTCTATGGTTATGTCTGTCCGCATAACATTCTTCTTCACTGTCGTAATTGTATTTCTTTTTTAACAAATCATAGATAAACAATTTGGAGCAGAACGCACTGCTGCTTTCAAAACTATAGTTATATTTGTCTCTAAGAATTTCGCACACAGTGTCTTTACCGTGCCGTCCATGACCAATGACTAACAATTTTTTACGCATAATTCAATATACTATATTATTTTGTTTTTGTCAATAATATATTTAGAAAATAATTCTGCCCATTTTTCTTGTGCTGCTTCTAACGGATGATCTGATTCTTTCCCGCATTTATAATTATTTTTCTTTGCCCAATCGTAAAATCCTAAATTTTCCTCAGTATGCACAATATTGTATAAATCTAATCGTTGTTTCATATCTTCAAAGAAAATATTAGGATAATGATGTTTTAGACTTAGTAAGTCATTAAAAGCGCATGTATAATAAAATTTAACGTTATTTGATTTTAGCCAACTTGTAAGATATTCTAATTGTTGTAAAGGATAATATATATGATTATCGGCAGTAGCACGTCTAGTATAAAATTCTAGTATTGTGCGTGTGAGATACTCATCTGATATAAACTGTCTACGTGCTAATGATTCTTTTTTTGACCACATCCTAGTTTGTCCGTCACCATCAGAAGGCAGTGAGGTCCAGAATCTATATTCGTGATCCTGTTCTGTAGAGATATCGTTTATTACAGGATATTCTCTACGTAAAATACTTGTCCACATTATCAATACAACTATGTCTTCGGCTTTGTATGATTTTAACATTTTGTTAGTTTGATAAATTATTCGTCTTACACATGAGCCGTAACCTGTGCCAGGTATTGCTGTGTTATCTACAGTAGCGTTTTTAAATAATTTTTTTTGTACCCAGTTAGCCCAAGTAAAGTTACTGCGAGGTTTTAAAATTCCTACTGTAGGTCGTGAAGCATCCCAATCTGCTAATTCAGATCCTGCTGTAAAACTACATCCTCCGGCAATAATTTTTTTTATGTTATCCAATCAAGAATCCGTAACCTGTGCCGCCTGCAACTGCCATTGCTAGATCTTGTTCTAGTTTTTCCATTTCTTGCTGTGCTTCAGCTTTGAGTGCATCGCCATTTAACGATGTTCCGCCCCCGGGTCCGGCAATAGTAGCAAATTTACTACGTGCCTCTCCTAGCATGTATTTACAACTTGCTAGTGTGTAATCTTTAATCCACTGTGCTGCTTTATAATCTTTTAGCAATTGCATGTCTGGACGATAATTGTAGCAGTACAATAATGCTTCTTCTTCTGCTCTTGGACGTTGAAGTATAGTCAATTTGCTAGTTGTTGGGTTCCATTTAAATTCGATAAATGAACCAAACATACGTCCTACTAATTCTTGCTGTTGTGCAAAGAAATCATAAGTTGCAAGCCCACCAATACCTGAACCAGCTAACAAATAGGTATTTGTATATGCCAGGTTAAATGGTTCAAACAAACTGCCGCCATCTGCGCTGCCGCCTAGTCTGCTACCAACGCTTCGCCTATAAATTTTTCTTACCTCAATAATTTCTTGTGGTAATTCATACACATTCTGGTCTTGGTTAAATTTAATAGTAACATAACTTTCTTCAACACTGTTTTCACTACGCTGCCTATACTTTGTTAAAGCCTTTGTAAGTGCAGTTTCGTAGTGCATTGGGTCTAGTTCAACGTCAACCATTCCTCCACCGAGAAATGCATTCACATAATCAAATATTTGTTGTTTTTGTGTTGTAAGGTTACTGTCTGCCATCTTGTTCTCCAATTGTATTTATGCTAAATATACATATGCCACGTTTGAGTTTATATAGGCCTGAAAGGTCACACGACTACGATTTCTTAGACAAAATGATCTATGAACAATTCACTGTAGGTGGAACCGACTTGTTGATACACAAGTACTTAGGTCCTAAATCTGTAAGTGCAGATGATGCTACACCAGAACAACCAGCATATGATGTGGTTGCAGAAACAAATATACAAGATTTATTATTTTTAGAAAATAGAGATAGAAAATACGACGAAGATATCTATACAGTAAGAGCACATTACAATGTACAAGACCAAGACTTTGATCTAAGTCAGTTTGGTTTATTTTTACAAAATGACACATTGTTTATGACAATGCATATAAATGCAAGTGTTAAAACATTAGGTAGAAAAATCATGCCCGGTGATGTTTTTGAACTTCCGCATTTAGTAGATGAATATGCAGCTAATGATTTTAGTGTAGTGCTAAAACGTTTTTATGTTGTAGATGAAGTAACTAGGGCAGCAGAAGGATTTAGCCAAACTTGGTATCCTCATTTGTATAGAGTGCGTGTAAAACAAATTATGGATTCACAAGAATACAAAGACATTTTGGATCTACCCGCAGATGATGAAGCAGGAAATACTTTACGTGATGTTCTAAGTACATATGAAAAAGAAATGCAAATCAATGACGCTGTTATTGCTCAAGCAGAAGAATATGCAAATCAAAGCGGGTATAGTACAATCCAATTTTATACATTGAGTGTAAAAGAAAACGGCGAAGTTGCAATTGTAAGCACTGATTATCAAGACCTATTAGTGGACGGTACTATTACCAGTGACACAGTTTTTGTAACACCCGACGGTAACGGATATCAAGGTTATCTAGTAGGTGATGGTATACCGCCTAATGGTGCGCCGTTTAGTCAAGGTACTGGATTTCCTTCAGGTGCCGATGTTGGTGCTTATTTTTTAAGAACCGACTTGCTGCCAAACAGACTGTTTAGATATGATGGCAACAGCTGGAAGAAAATAGAAGATGCTGTAAGAACAACTATGACAAATGATGATACTAGAGATACTCTAAAAGGAACATTTATCAATAACACTACTGTAAATACAATCGGTGGCGAAGAAGTTGTTGAAAGACAAGCACTAAGCAAAGCACTAAGAGCAAAGGCAAGTAACTAATGCAGTTTTTTTATGACGGACAAATACGTAGATATCTAACGCAAATTATTAGAGTGTTCAGCAACTTTAGTTACCAAGACGGCGATGGCGATCTTAAACGTGTGCCTTGTATGTACGGTGATATTACAAGACAAGTTGGCAGCATTATAAGAGAAAACTCAGAAAACAAATTGCCAAGTGCTCCTCGTATTGGTGTTTACATTACAAGTTTACAAATGGATAGAGCAAGACTTAGTGATAGTAGTTTTGTCAGCAAAGTAAATTTACGTGAAAAAGAGTTTGATTCAAACACTAATAGTTATCTTGCTCAACAAGCAAAAGGATACACAGTAGAAAGATTACATCCTACACCTTACACGTTGGCTATAAATATCGATGTTTGGAGTACTAGTACTGATCAAAAATTACAAATATTAGAACAAATCTTTATGCTGTTCAATCCAGATTTAGAATTCCAAACAACTGACAATTATGTTGACTGGACAAGTTTAACAACACTGTATTTGGAAGATATAAATTTTAGTAGTAGAAGTATACCAGTAGGAACACAAGATGATATTGATGTTGCAACTATAGGGTTTACTGCACCTATATACATTTCACCTCCTACCAAAGTTAAAAAACTTGGTATTATTACAGATATTATTACAAGTATTTTCAATCAAGAAAACGGTACAATTAGTTTAGAAGGATTTAATCCTCCAACGGATACTGATCAAGGTGCAGCAAGTGGAACTACAGTATTACCAGATGGAACTATTGTTTCGCAAGGCACAGCAGGCATTGGTTTAAATGGTAGACTAGACAACGAAAATCCATTAGTAACAAGTTATAGAAATTTTGATATTATTGTACAAGAAGAAACTGCACAACTTGCATTGAATAGAAAATTGCGTGTAGGAGAAATAAGTTGGCTGAATATTTTAGAAGCAGAACTTCCTGCAAGATATCAGCCTGGTATAAGTCAAATAAGAATTCGCAGAGCAGAATTAAATTCAGAAATTGTAGGAACATTTACTATTAGAAACGGCGATGCATTTATTATGGATATAGATTGGGATGCAGATACATTGCCAAGTAACACGCTGATTGAAGGTCCGACAAAAACTGATGGGTCAGTTGATTATATTGTAAATCCTATTGAGTTCAATCCTAGCTCTGTCAAAACAGTAGGTACTCGTATATTATTACTAGGTCCTTTAGGTTATAGAGTAGACAGAAACTTTATAGCAACTTATAGTGATAACAAAATTCACACAGATATAGACTTCTTTATTTTAACAAGTTCATTAGGTGCTCGCATAGGTGAGCAAACAGTTACTGGCTTTAATGTTTATGTAAATGGAATTGAAGTTTCTGCTACAGGGTCAAATGTAAATGATAAATTTTTAATTACATTAGATGTGCCATACAATGCTGACGATAGTGTGCAGTATGTTTTAAATCTCAACGAAGACGGTGCAGCGGCATGGAAGAATGCTGACAATAGTGATTTTGTTGCTGATGCAAACGACATTGTAGAATGGGACGGATCCAAGTGGCATATAATTTGGGACGGTAGTACTAAAAACGATACTACGTATGTTACAAACATTACAACAGGACAGCAATACTATTGGAACGATTATTATTGGCAAACTGCTATAGATGGTTATTATCCAAGAGGTACCTGGACTATTACTTTATAAGATAATTATTTTTATGAACAAGATTATATGCAGTGGAGCATTGTTCTATTCACTTGAAACAAAAAGATTTTTATTTCTGCATAGAACACAAAGTAAAGCAAAAAACTTATGGGGATTAGTTGGAGGTACTAATGAGGGCAAAGAAACTCCATGGGAAGGCCTACAAAGAGAAATAGAAGAAGAAATTGGGTTCTTACCTGAAATTAAAAAAACAATACCATTAGAAACATTTGTAAGTAATGATGAACATTTCCATTTCCATACGTACCTTTGTGTAATAGACAAAGAATTTATGCCTAAATTAAATAGCGAACACAATGGATATTCTTGGGTAAGTTTTGGTGCTTGGCCAAAACCGTTGCATCATGGATTACAAAATACTCTAAGAAGTAAAATAAATCAAAATAAATTAAAAACCATTTTACAAGTTATTGATATGATCGCTTAAATTCTTCTTTCAACCATTCAAAGTCGTTGATTTTTGCAAGTTCTTCGATGTTATCTTTGTTTAATTCTCCAAACGCTTTGCCAGATATAGCACCAGCAATGGCTGCTTTACCAAAGGGTTTATCAGTACCTCTTGTGCACCAAGCATTTAATCTAAATTCGGTTTCCTCATCTTTTTGTCTAGCAATTGTTCTACTTGCAAGTTTTGCACATTCTCTAAATCCACTACGCCATGCACTAAATGAGTCTGTGTTAAATGCACTTGTATTACTCATTTCTTCAATGCCTTTGAATTTATCACTAATACTTGTTGTCATATCAGTTGTAGATTCGTCCATGTTTCGTGTTAAATTTGTAGGTAGTAATTTCACTCCTCCGTATCCGTAAACCAAACCATTTACTGGATTTAAACTTCTCCAAACGTGTACTGTATCTTTACCGTCTATATCATAAGCAGGTACATAGTAATCAAATTCAAAGCCGTCAATTATTTCTGCATCACCGTCTACTACCCAAAACATGTCAGTTTCAACTAATTCAGCAGCACGTTTATGAGCTTTATGAATTCCTTTAATATCCATTACACGTTTAGTTCTTGGAAATTTTTCTGATAAGGTATCAAAATTATCATCTGCATTTGGTTCGCCATTGCTAATAAAAACAATATCGTAGGGCTTTGGATTACTACCTACTTCGTTGTATTCTTTTTTAGTTACAAAAAATCTATAGTCAATTTCACGTTGACTGATGTTTAGTTTTGTACTTGTTAGTGCTATACCATCATAAAAGTCACCGTTTTTCCAAACATGATTTATTTTACGTTCGTATTGGTTATGATGTGTAATGTTAAAGTTCCAATCAAAATCTGGCACTGGCAAGAAACTGTCATTTACCATCCAAAACATATCATAGTTACAATCTTTTTTTGCATTTAAATAATCTGTATAATCATTTACTGTATAGATAGGATATGGCTTCGGAGTGCTTGCTACAATTTCGTGCTCTTTCTTTTTTATTAAAAATCTATGTTCTATTTCTTTTTCGCTTACTAAAACGTTTTTACTGAATAACACAATTCCATCGTAGTTTTCACCATTTAGAAATACATGATTTATATTTCTATCGTATGTATTATGATGATCAAAATACAAACTAAAATCAAAATCTTCTGCAACTTCTACGTCACTCGGAACACCCCAAAACATTTCTGTATGACAATTGTATAGTGCTTCAGTGTAATCTTCATAATTATTGATTGTAAAACGTTGATAAGGTTTTGGTGTGCTTGCTACAATTTCATGTTCTTTTTTGTTTACATAAAATCTATGCTCAAATTCTTTTTCTGTAATTTCAGCCTTAGCACATACAAGTACAATGCCATCGTACGATTTATCATTTAAGAAAACATGATTAGTTTTCATATCAAAAGTTTCTTGATTATGAAAGTATTTGTCCCAAGCAAAATCTTCTACAATATCTACATCACTTGGTATCATCCAAAACATATCGGTGCCACAACTTGCTACGGCACTTTTATATTGCTCATAATGATCAATCTCAAATCTTTCAAAATCTTTTGGTACACTTGCAACTGTGTTATGCTCAATTTTTTCTTTTATATCTCTAAAAAGAATCTCTTCTTCGGTGATAGTTTTTGTTTTACTAAACAAAAATACACCATTATAATTGTTTCCATTTAACCAAGCATGATTAGATTTTTTATCACTGCTATGATGGCTGATATAATAATCAAATTTAAAATCTTCATTGATTATAATCTGATTGTTATATCCCCAAAACATGTCAGTTGTGCTTTTTTCCATTGCTTCTAAATAATCTGTGTAATTATTGATTTGGAAAATATCATATGGCTTTGGATTACTTGCCATAATGCGCACTTCTTTTTTGTTTACAAAAAATCTATGTTTTAATTCTTTTTCCGTTGCTGTATAATTTTTAGGTAGTAAAACTATACCGTCTAATTGATCAATATCTCCGTTGCCGAATACATGCGGAATATCGTAACTCCATTCATCTGGAACATAACTGAACTTAAATGTATCTCTAATCATAGTATCATCGTATACTACCCAAAACATATCAGTGAAACTGCGTTCCTTTGCTTGTTCAATAGTATCAATTACCTGTACATCAAAATTTCTTTCAATCAACCTGTCTAATACAGTTTTATCTTTTCCAATATAAAATATTTCAAATCTGCCTGTACCCTTTGTAGGATCATAATGTCCACAAATGTGTGCATGTTTTTTTACTTCATAATCGCCAGGTGCTGTCGGAACTAGTCTAACCATTTCCCAACTTTTTACTTCACGGCTTTTTTCAAACACATAAGGAAATGCATGTATAGCAGCATCATCGTCAGGCGCAGGTTTATAGAACCAAGGAAAGCTATCATATACTTTTAAATCAGGATCAACTAGCCAAACATAGTCAGCACTTCCTTGCCAATTTTTTATTTCAGTTTCGTCGTGTACAACAGGGTATTGTTCAAAAATATGATTTTTTAAATAGTCTTGTCCGTTGTGTACTGGATTACCAAATCTTTCAAATCTGTCTATAGCTCTCATAATTGGTTAGCCTTTATTCCTATGTGTGCAAGTTTTATATTAGCATCTACGTAAGTATCATAGCCATGATGCATTGCTTGATTACAAAAGTATATATCTTCGCCGCTGTGTGTATCTAAAATTTTATTATATTCATGTGCAAACCAAGGCTTAGGCAAGTCTTCAAAAACTTGCTTTGTTATTAGCATACAACCCATACCTACTGCCCATACTTTGTGTAAACCAGTTGTTGCTGTAAGTCTTTGATCCATGTTGTTAGGATCTGTAAATGCTACACTTTGATACGGTGCATATCTTGTACTATAATTTGCTGCTACAATATCTTTTTTGTGTGACATTAGATCTAATACTATATTGGCAGGAAAGTACATATCGCTATCTAACCAGAGCAAGTGTGTAGCACCACTAGCCAATGCTTCATTTGCTAACTGTGTTCTAGACTCACAAACTACACTACTGCTAACAATGTGCAAGTTATAATCTATTGATAATTTTGTCAAACGACCAGTAAGATTTGCTAAACTTTTTGCAAATATTGTGTGTACCTTGTCGCCTGCTGGAACGCAAATACTTAGTTGCATTAGAGCATTGTGTTTGGCATAGTTTCCTGGTTTAGATCTTTTTCAGCACTAATAGTAAGTTGATTCCAATCACGTGCAGATCCAGTTGCTACTTTTACACATTCTTGAAAATCGTCTGGTGATAAACTTGCCATTTTGATCATGTTCTCTGGTTGTACTTTTCCAAGTGTAAGCAAGTCTGCGCCTGCTGCTTTACCAAATGTCATAATCCAATGCAATCTGTCATCATCTTCTGGAATATCCATAGCCGCAATTGCATCAGCAACTTGTTTTTCAAGTTCTTCAGTTAGTCCAAGTCCTTGTGCTTTTGTAGTTTTTCTTTGCTTTGTATATTCCTGTGCCAAATCTACATTTAGTACTTCGTATAGTGTTTTCATTATTTGTTCCTTAGGGTAAGATTGGAAAATAGTATCCGCCAAAACTACTACTCATACTAATAGTAGTCCCTGCACTAATACCGATGTATGTACCTAACACACTAATGGTGTAGCTACTGGCAAATCCACCATTCACAAAATAATTGCGAATGTCACTCATTGATATTGTGTTGCCTGTTGCTGGTAATGCCATTACGAATCCTATTTTCTATACAATAACACACTATTTACTCTGTGTCAATGAAGGATAGCCAATAAATTGGCTACCCTATTATTTATCTAGTAGTTTTTGTACTATCGCTTTCAGTTCATCAATTTCTTTTTGCTGCTCTTTGATTGCTTCAATCAATACAGGCGCAATACGTTCGTATTTGACTGTTAGATAATCGTTACCGCTTTTGCTTTCACCTGTATCAGTATCAATATCAAACGGTGCAGGAGCAACTGCTTCTGGCAATACTTCTTGAACTTCTTGAGCAAGTAAACCAACTTCACGTTTTTCAGTATCAACATCTAGTCCCCACTTATGACCTTCGTTTGTCCAATTATAAAGCACACCATTTAATGCTTTGACTTTGTCAAGTGCATTTGGAATGTTTTCAATGTTGGTTTTAAGTCTAGCATCTGAAGAGTACGCTGTAACTTCGCCTGGGAATAGTGTATTACCACTACCATCTAGTATAGTTGCAGTTCTAGTTAGTGAACTAAACACACCTGTATACTGTCTATGATAATGTGGTTCTGTTCCATCATCACCTGTAGCAATTTCTAAGTAACCTGCGTTTGATCCAGTAGCAGCACCACCAAATCTCCACTGGTCGTTGTCTCCCATTGTACCTTGTGTACCACGGAACGCTGTACCGCTGTTTGTAAATACCTGTGTTGCAGTTGAGTTATGCGCACCATTTGTTCTCAAGAATCCAGTGCTGTCAATACCATCTAGGGTATTAGCATCATCAGCACTAATGCCAGTTAAACCACTACCATCACCGCTAAATGTATTAGCAGTAACATTACCAGTAATACTAATACTACCAGTTCCGCCTAGTGTGCCAGTAAAGTCATCATTGGCATCAGCACGAATGAAACTTGCACTGCTCAATCCGTCTAACTGGTCTGCATTTAGTCCACTGCCTGCACCGTCGTTACCTGCATGCCATACAGTATAAGAAGCAGTGCCATCATTGAACACAAGTCCATTTGTGCCGCCGTCAACTTCTAGTCTAGTGTTTCCACCTTCGTTTACAATTTGTATCTTATCGCCGCTGTCAGCATATTGAATATAACCTCTACGATCTGTTGCTTGATAGAAACTAATGTATGGCGAGCCGCTTGCACTTGTATCTGCCAAACGAATCATTTCGTCGCCTGCGTGACTCATTGTCAACAAGCCTGCCATTGTATCTGCTTCGTCACTGCGTACAAAATTTGCACCATCGATACCATCTAAGGTTTCGGCATCTACATTAGTAAGTCCGCTACCGTTACCAGTAAATGTGCTTGTACCAATATTGATGTTGCCAAAGCCAGTGCTTATACTACCTGCGTTTAATGCACCTGTACCTGTCAAGTTGCTGTAGGTTCCATCAATCCTTGCGTTTGGTACTGTGCCTGATCCTAAGTTTGTAGCATTTAGAGCTTGTATACCACTACCGTTTGCAGTGTTTAGACTACCTGCATACAAGTCACCTGCAACACCCATACCGCCGCCAACACGTACAGCACCAGTAGTTGTATTAGTTGCTGCACTTGTATCAGTAAATGTTTTAACACCATCCATGGATTGGTTGCCGCCTAGTCTTGCACCTGCAACAGTACCACTATCAAGTTCGTCTGCATTTAGTGTTGTTAGTCCGCTACCATTACCTGTAAATGTGCTAGATCCAATATCAATGTTACCAAACCCACTTGTAATACTACCTGCACCAAGATTTCCTACACTGGTTAAACTTGATGCTACCACAGTACCGCCTAATGTAGTCGAACTTAGTACATCTACATTATTGATACGATATACTTTAGTATTTGCAATGTTTATACTTTCACTAAATTGCCATGCTGCATTCGTTACATTGTACAGCATGGTTTTGTTTGTATCACCTAACAATGTTATACCGCCGCCGTTTGCTGTAATATCTGTTGGCGTGGCAACATTGCCTAATTCAATGTTTTTATCTTCAACAATTAGTGTTGTAGTATCTAGTGTTGTAGTTGTACCGTTGATTGTTAAATCGCCTTCTACAACTAGGTTACCTGCAAAGTTAGCATTACCTGTTGTATAAGCAACAGTAAATTTATCTAATGCATCACCAAATGCTAGGTCACCTGTTGCACCAATTTGCATACGCTGTGTGTTTGCAGTGAAGAAATCTAATTCGTCATTATCATCACCGGATGCAGTTTCTGCTCTAATAAATGTGTCTTGATCAATATCTTTAACACCGCCTAGTGTTGCCCATGCTGTGCCATCATAACCTTCAAATGCCACGTCAGTTGAGTTGAAACGTACTTGGCCTGTTTGCACTGTTACACGTTGTCCAACTTCTCCAGGACGTTGTGCAGTAGTACCAACTGGTACTTTAATTGCAGTTGTATCAGTAAAGTCGGTGTAACCATTTAGGTCAGTGTCACCGTATGTATCAATTCTCATACGTTCTGTTACTGTTTGTAACAAATCACTAGTAGTGGATGTTTCGCCTGTGTTTACAATGAAATCACCGCCTGTCGCATTACCAGTACCAATGCCTGCCTGTATTGTAATGTCGCCACCTGCTACATCAGTTCCTAGGCCGTCGGCACCTTTGATAATACCATTGCTAGGAGTACCACTTGTTTCTGCATTACCAATAATAATGCTAGAATTTTTCAGTATCAAAGAATTGTTGATTGTATGGCTACCTGCTGGTACATCAGTTGCTAGTGCAGTAACAAGATTGTCAGTTTGAATTGTAAATGATGTAGCATTGTCTGTTGCACCACTTACTGGCCATGTACCGTCTAAGTTTGTAACACCACTGCTTGCAATGTTTACAGTGTCCCCTGGACTAATACCTAATGTGTATGGAGTGTATGTAAATGCTAAAGTTGTACCGCTTAGAATACTACCTGTACTCTCTGCGCTTAAATATATAGCATCATCAGTAACACCACTCACTGTTGTGTTTGCAGGAATACTAGTACTTCCTGTAATAATCATTCCAGCTAAAATACCTGTAGTATCACTCATGATAACTTCATTGACACCATTTTGTGTAACTTCAGAAGTTGTCGCTGTAATACTAGATAAGTTTATTACAACACTTCTTGCAACAGTTGCTTCGTAACTGTCAATGAAAGGGAATATGTCTCTAGGGCCGTCTCCATTACCCATTACAATATTAGTTGCAGCACCGCCGATTTGCAAACTAGTGACGTTTTCGTTGTAAATTCTACCTGCGCCTGTACTCTTAGAAGTAAGTGCAGCAGATCCAATATCTAGTCCTTCAGCAAGGTCAAGTGCTGTACCCCATTCAGGTGTTTCGCCATTTGATTTCAAGAAGTTGTTACGTCTACCAATGTTTAGTTGGTTTAAACTTGCAGCAGATTGTGCGTAAATGATATCGCCAATACTATATGTTGCAAGTGCTGTACCACCTTTGGTTACAGGAACAACACTGGTAAGGTTAGCTGGGTTTAGGAAGTATGCACTATCTAGTCCGTCTAGCGTACCTGCATCAACAACACCATCTTTAATGAATACTTGTCCACTACCGCCTGTATCAATATCAAATTGAGTTTGTAAGAATCTTGCAACACCTAAACCTGAGAATGTACCAAGTGGATCGTAATCAACGTTACTAATACCAATGTTTACTGGATCTCCATAAAATTCTCCACTTACACTGCTACCTGTTAAACTTATTGGGTTATCTACAGTTGATGCTTTTTTCAAACTTTGCACAACGGTTTTATAACTACTATCACCAAACAGTGCTGTGTCACTGTTTGGCACACCAGTTGCGCCAAGTCTACTAGGTGAAATTGTACCAGAAATAATATTTTCTGCGTCAATATTAGTAACAGCTAGTGTATTCCAGTTTTCTAATAGTCTACTAGAAGTATTGATAACACTGTTCACTTGAACGTTGTTTTGAATAATTTGTGCGCTACCTACACCTGTATTGATTAGTACAATAGCATTAGTAACCAGATCGTTGATACTGTTTAGTGCATCACTGCGCAATGAGTGAATAGTAAATGAGTTGTCTGTCACAGATCCTACAAAGAATCTTGCACCACTATCAATTGGATCACCTGTTTCAATTGTTGGTAATACATTTACACTTGATCCATCTTCTAAACTTTCGATTCGGAATGCATCACCTGTTGTAAATCCATGGTTTTCAACAACAATACTGTTATCAACTATGTTTACAGTTCTACGTGTAATATTATGATTGTTGTTTGCTGGAGTACTTGTAAATTCAGCTTGATTCAGCAATGCAAAACCTTCATACAATTCAACAGTATCTGCATCAATTACTTTTACATAATAAGTTTGTCCATTTAACAAACCGCCAATTGGAGTATTTGCAAGTGAATCATAAACTACAGGATCGCCTTGTCCAAACCCGTGGTTTGTAATTGTAATTCTACTATCAGTATAGTTTACAGCACCACCGCCTGCTAATGTACCAGCAAGGAAGTTATGAGTAATAACATCATCTAAGTTGATATCTCTTGCAGTAGCGACTGCTGTGTTATCTTCCACAAAGTCAATACTTGTTACGCTTGCAACAAATAATTCGCCGCCGACGATATTTACATAAGCACGTTTTGCGATACTTGTAACTTCAATTTCAAAGCCGCTACCAGTACCGCCTACGTCACTAGCAAGAACTTCTAACAAGTCACCTACTTCGTATCCACTACCACCTCTAGTAATATCAACGTCTGTAATTTGTCCAGCAGTAACAGTAATGTTACCCTTGGCGCCTGTACCGCTACCAGTTTTTGGCTGGAAAGGAACACTTTCATATGTTTTTGTTGCAAGCAATGGTGTGTATCCACTACCATTTACAAGGTTAGCGTTGTCTAGGTTTTCTGCAACACCTGCAACATATTCTGTTACAGCACCTTGAGCACCACCGTCAGCACTTGTAACAATAGTGCGTACTGTACCAGTTACACTTGCACTGGCTTTTGTTGGATCAGCACTATCAACATTAGAAATAGTAAATGTTGTACTCGTTGGTGTACTAATTACTAATCCGTTTTCGTTGTATGATTCATCATCGTTGCAGACAACTTGTACTACATTACCAATTTGTAAATTGTGTGCTACATCAGTTGTTACTGTTGCAACGTCACTATTACGTTCAATGTCTGTCATGTTTACACTTGTGAAAGTATAATCAGGAATTGGATCTAAATTTAAGAACTGACTTGTGTTTGAACTACGCAAGAACCAGTTGTCGATAATTTCTGTGCTTGGACCTTTTGATGCAATTGTTGCACCCGAATCAACACCTTCAACAAACAAACTGCCTGCACTGACTTCCCACGGATCGCCTGTACTGTCTTCGTTTTCATCCCAAGCGCCGCCAATTGTAACAACAAGAAGGTTGCCACTTGCCACATAGTTGCCTTTTGCATAACCAATAGCATCTGCTACACCCGGCTGTGTGATCATATCGCCGTCGTTTGCTGTGATGTTGCCTGTTAGTGTAAGTTCAACTTGCTCATAGTTTTCTGTAGCAATATCACCAGCTTTCAAATCAATTGGAGGAATATCATCAACTTGTTCTAGTCGTGATTGATAACCATTTGTGTTTGTGTTTGTAAACTGTCTTGTAGCAGGAATCAAGTCTGCGTTCAACTGACCGTTTGTGTTCAACTGAACAATAGCACCTGGAACAGCCGCAGTACTCACAGTTTTGTCAACAAAGCCGCCTAGTCTGTTACTAATGAAACTTCTTACTGCTAACTGAGTTGGAAGTCTAGCATCACTAGGACCTCCAATTTCATCGTCACCCAAGTTTACACTAGTTGAAATTTCTTCAATAGCAACATCTGACAAGCTCAGTCTCAACGCATCAAGTTCGTCCACCTGAACTTTGTTTCTAAAGGTAATGTTACCAGTTCTGTTGAACGCTGTAATAAAGTCACCAACTTTAAAGTCACCAAGTTCGTTTGTACCTGATGAATACACACGACCTGGTAGTTCTTCAAACTGTTCGTATTCACTTCTTGTGTTACCGCCGTTTTGTGGTAGTGCGTTGTAGTCTGTACCCGAACCTGCATATTCCCAAGTGTGTGCAGATGAGTTCACAACAGAAGGCCTGTGGAACCAACATTGGCTTTCGGGTAAATTTATCAAGTTTGTTAAACTACTACTACCATCTGTAGCAGTAATACTAAATGTAGCTGTACCGAGATTAGTACGTGCTGCTGCCTCATTTACACCAATTACAGTGTTAGGCACACTTGCATGGTCTGAATCGATTGTACTTGTTTCATCAAACTGAATTCTAAGTTGACTTTGTCCAACTGTAACAGTTTCAATACTTACAACAAGTATTCTGTCTCTTGGTGTCCAACTGTGAACAATCGCACTGTTGTTACTTGCACCTGTTGTACCTGTAATAGCTCTGCCAGGAACAAATTCAAATCCTTCCGATCCAGATTCTAATTCAAGTGTTTGATACGTTGTATGGCTACTTAAAATTTCTTCAACATAAAATTCAATAACACCTGATAAGAATTTATGTGTGCCAGTACTTGGACTAATAATGTTTACATCAAATTCTAACGAGTCATCAAACGTTAGTTTAAATTCATCTTCACTAATGAGATTGATGTAATATTGTTGCTCGTCGTCAAGTCCTGCAATTGGTGTATTACCATTTGGATCATAGATAACTTTTTGACCATTTGTAAATCCGTGTGCAACTAAAGTTATAACATCTGTATCTTCATTTATTGCTGTTGCAGCATTAAACGTAGTTTCCGTAGGAGTTGTTTTGTAATCGTTTGTTATATCACCTGCACTACTAACTTCTGTTGGATCTGGTAAGTCTAATGGATCATTTATAATTGTTTTTACAATATCAAAACGTGATCCTGCAAAGTCTTGAACGGCAGCAGGTAAAGTGCTTATATATGTTAGTGCTTCAATCTTCGCTTGCTCAATTGCTGCAATAGTTTGTAGTTCTTGTCCTTGTATGCTAAGTTGTGATGAATCTTGTAGGTTACGTGTATAGTATGCTAGTCCAGCACTACGTGAATATCTGTTACCTGTGTCCCATGTATCTTGAGCAACTGCTTCAACAATTAGTCTAGTGTCTCTGTTACACTTTGAACTATCGTAAGTAAAACCGTACCAGATATTTGCTTGAATTTGTTGGTTGATATATTGAGTAACATTTTGTGCAATATTGATACGACCTTCTAAGTCTAATTGATTGTATGCACTGTATTCTGGATTACCACTTACCCAACTTAAATCTGGAAGCACCTCAGTCGGAGGTGTTGCACCCTCGCTTTGGATGTAATTGATAATATCATCCATTCTATCACCGGCGTAATCACTAGCATCAGTGCTGCCTGCTGTACCACTAGTATCTTGTGTTTCAGGATTACCTGCACTTACACTCACTGGTGTTTCTAAAATAACTTCTTGAATTACTTCTTTAAGTCTTTCGTATGCCGCAACTGTTTCTTCTAGTTGTCCTGCACCATATTGCTGCACTCCATCAATAAAGTATGCAAGTGCTGCTACTGTTGTTTGTAAATTGCCGCCGTATGTTAAATCATATACAAGTGCATCAATGATTAGCCCTGTATCTCTTTCACATTTGGCTTCGTTGTAGATAAAGTTTTCTGAGAAAGGTTCAGTGCCTGCACCTACTTGTACAGATATCCAAGCGGTAACTTCTTTGGTTATAAATGTTTTGTTTGCTAATAATTGTTGAACTGCATTTGCAAATCCTGCATCACTTGCATTATCTGTACCGCTTGTAGGAGTTGGGAATACATAAGCATCGGCTACAGCATCTCCCGGAACAGTGTTGGTATCGCCGTTGGTTAAAATATCTAATACTTCGTCCCATAATGCGTTTGCTCTAGATATTGCTGTTGCATCAGTTAAATAATTTGCTGTAAATGTTTTTGCTTGTGTAAATGCTTGGATATGTTGATCTTTTTGATCTCCGTAGTTGGCAAAACTACCGCTGAAGTATCTAAGTGCGGAGCTAACAGTACGATAGTTACTGTCAAATATAATGTCATATCTAATAGCATCTAATAATAATCTTGTGTCTCTACGACATTTGTCTTCGTTGTATGTAAACCCGGCCCATATACTAGGAGTAGCTGCTGCAATCTGAGCATCAATCCAAGTAACAACATCGTCGGCAATAAGATCTTTGTTTGAATCAAGCAACTCATATGCTTTCTTATATTCAGGTTCACGGAAGCGTAATACAAATTCTTCAACAGGTGCGTCACGATTGATACCCACAATAGTAACTGTTTGCTTACCATCTGCCTGACCTGTTGCTGTAACAAAACTTCTATCAAAAGCAAATGCTTTTGGCGAGAAGCCTGAACTTCGCAGCGCATACAAACCAAAGTTTGTAGCAGAGTTAGTAATAGAACAATATCCACCTGACTGACAGTAAACACCGTTGAGCAGGAAGATTTCAAAACAAGACACGATCTGTGCATAAGCATCATTGGTTAATCGCCACGCTGTACCGCCAAATGATAGAATAGTAAAGGCGTTAGCAACCATTGACTTACCTTGTTCAGGTATTGCGCCAACTACTGGATTCTCAGCCTCAATACCGTAGGTCGGAACGTTGGGCGATTCAACTTTAGCACCGTCAATTTTAGCACCATTCATACCTAAGAACGAAATAATACTAGCGTTCTGAATATAGGGCGAAGTAAAAATTGTCGGTCTTGTGTTTGGCAGATTTGGATAATCGGCACGGTCTGTAATCACAGAATCAAACGGATCATCAAATGCAACAGCGTAGTCTGCTGTAATAGTTGGAATAAAGTTGTCGTCAACACCGTCTCGGAATGTAAATTCACCAAAGTAACAAGCGTTACGAACACGTAGCATGTCCAAGTTAGCATTTGCAGGTCGAATAATACAACCACGCAAACCGTCACCTTTGATAACTGTGTTATCTGGAACAATAACTGGATTGTCTTCTGTATAGTCACCAACCGCAACTTTAATGTTTACACGTTTAAAGTTGATAGAACCATCACTGTTGTAAACAATACTACTTGCAATTTGACAAGCTCTTTTAACAGTTTTAACCGGAGCACTTTGTCCATCGTTATCGTCATCCCCTTGTTCTTGCGAAACATAAACAACGTTACCGCCAAAAATATCTGGATCTGTAAATTCTAAGTTACCGTTGCCATCTGTTTTTAAAATTTGACCAATTGTACCAACTGACGGAGGCAATGTCATGCGGTATCCTTGGTCTAATGTATCCGGTGCTTTAAGTCCTACTCCTGCATCACCTGATGCTGTAAGTTCTTTAAATGTAAGTGTGTTTGCATCTTCAACATCGATGCTATTGTAAAAATTTACACCTGCCGCAGTGTACTGAGCAGTGTCTTGTCCATTGACTCTAATGTTGATTTCTGCTGCTGCACTATCGCCTTTGTCATCAATAGCAACTTCTGTATCGTTATCAAAAATACGTCTAGTAACATCTTGTACTGTATTATCATCACGTAGTAAGAATATCTTACCATCTGCTGTGTTGATAGCTAATTCGCCTGATTCTAATTGAGATACAATTGGTTGCTTACCCGCGACCGCACTGCGTTTGTGTTTAATTCTAGTTGCCATTCGGCGTGCCTCCTATTTAGGTACGGGTCAAGTCTATATAGACGCCCTGAACTATGCGATAGAAATCGCTGTATTGTTATTTATCATAGGAGTAAAAGTGGTAGCTTTATTAGAAGCTACCACCATCTAGTGTATCAGTCCAGATTGGAGTTGCATCAACATCACTTGTTACAGTAAGTATTTGGAAACTTTCATTTATATCGCTTGTTCCTGCTGCATCTGTTACCTGTAACGGATCAGCTGTATTACCATACAAAATACCATTTGTTGTAAATTCACTTACACCAGTACCACCATACTGTACTTCCAAATCATTGTTTGTTAGTATCAGTGTACCATCAATGGTTACATCAATATCAAATGTAGTATTGCCATTTACAGTACCGCCTGTAAGTTTGTTTAGGTATCTGTTCTCAACATATGTTGCAACGGCTTTCTGTGTAGGCACAGTATTAAAGTCTTGTGTACCAATACTTGCAATCAAATTTGCATTGTCACTAACTTCTTTCAGTTCAACACCAACCGGAATACCGTCTCTAATAAACGGACCAACACTAGTTAGACCTGACAAGTCGATTTCATTAGCGTTCAGTGTAATAGCACCTGTAAGAGCGTTTACACCAAAGAAGTTACCAACTCTAAAGTTACCAATTTGGTCAACAGTACCACCAGCAAATACTCTACCTTGATTACGTTCAATAATCTCTTTCTCAGGAATTGCTGTACCACCAAAGAACGGTAATGCATTATATGTAACACCTGCGCCAACATATTCAAATGCATGACCTGATGTTGATATTGTACTCACATTATACAGTGCTGCTTTTTTATCAGTGGTAACACTGGTCAAACCTGGGAAGATAGTAATTTCAGCAGTACCACCATATTCTGCATTCAATGCATCTGTTGCTGTGTCAGCAATAGTGTTTTGCGCATTTAGCATTACATTTCTAATACTATGATAAACTGCACTACCTAGTTCATGATTATGAGGAACTTCGTGCCAGCCTGCTGTGCTGTTTTCTAAAACAGCTAACCCAATTCTATCAACTAGTAATTCGATATTTTGTCCTACAGTTGCACTAGCATCGTTGTTAGTCAAGAACACTTGATTTTCTAAGTTGTTGTAGCTCTTTGTAACAGGATCGTTAGCAGCAACTTGTCTCATAATATCACCTAAGTAATAATATGTGTATGCTGTTATATCACTTTGGTTTGCATAGTCTGTATTAGTTAGGTTATTTAAAATTGCTCCGCTGTAATATGCCTCGCCTGCTCTGCGAGATTGCTTGTTACCGCCATACATTATATCATAAATTACTGCATCAATAATGTAACCAGTGTCTCTTGCACACTTGTCAATATTATAATTAAATCCTAGTATACTGCTGTTTATATAATCAACAGTTCCTGCTTGTATGTTAGCTTTCTGTGCTAATAATTGTGATCCACTGGATCTTGTTAGCAAAGGCAACCAACTGTAATCTGCTTCAACTTCTGCAGGTGTTCCTACTAGTGTTTGATTATCAACAGCATCTTTTACAATACCAATCAAACTTACTGCTGTTCCGCTTTCTACTATAGTGCCATATGCTCCGCCTAAAACTTGGCTTTCAGGATTGCCTGCTTGAGGTACTACAGCAACACCTTCAATACAACTTTCGACAATGTTTTGCAAGTGCGCATATGCTGCCACTGTATTGTCTTTTTGCTCATCTGGTAGATAATTAGCAGTTCCTAAGAAGTATGCTCTAGTTGCAATCAATGTTGCAATGTTACCAGTGTATAACAGATCGTATGCAACTGCATCAATAATTTGTCCAGTATCTGAGCGACATTTATCTTGATCATATGAGAATGCATTATAGGTAGTTTCTAGGAAACTAATTGTGCCTTCTACAATAGTATCTTTTTGTGTTTGTAAATTATCAATTGCACTTTGAGCACCAGCAGTTGCCCAAGTAGTATCTGGATAAG